AACTCAATTAATTCTGAAAAATATCATTACCCCAGATGATTGGAAGGTAATGGAGGATCATATTCAATATGATTTCCTTTATGACAATCAGTTTGCAGAACTCAAAGAAGCAGAATTAATGTCCGAACGTCTTGGACTTCTTACAACAATTGAACCTTACATTGGAAAATATTATTCCAATCTTTATGTTCGCAAGAGAATTCTTCGTCAAACAGATTCTGATATTATCGAAATTGATCAACAAATTCAAGAAGAAATTGAGGCTGGAATTATTCCAGATCCATCACAAATTGATCCAATTACTGGAGCACCATTACCACCTCAGGATACTGGTGGAGAAAATATGGGAATGGATAGTCAATCAATGGGTGCCACTCCAGAAGATCTTTCGACTGATCAATTTTCAGCAGTAACAGATGCTCAGGCACAAAAAGATGCTAAAAAGGCAGAGATATAAATAAAACATAGACATATATCAAGTTTTTATGGAAGATCTTGTCGATTTGATTGCGACTAACGCATCTGCTTCTGATATTAATGACCAAATCAAAAATATTCTTTATGCTAAAGCTGCTGAAAGAGTTGAATATGCTCGCCCAGAAGTAGCTGCTTCAATGTTTGGTAGTTCAGAAAACGAAGAGGATTAAGAATAATGTCTGTACATAAACCAGTTGGTCTGGGTATTGCAGTTACAATTACATCAGCAACAGCAGTAATATCTGCTCCATTTTCCATTCAATCGGATACTTTAAGAGTGGTTGCTGTTGGTGCAGCAACTTTTGTTGCGATTGGAACTGAAACAGTAGCTACTGCAACAGACTATTACGTTCCTTCAGGAGGAACTGCAACTCTTGCATTGAGCCCAGCATCTAACAGAGTTGTTGGAATTGTAACGGGAACAACAACTACAATTACTTTTCCAGAAGGAACAGGATCTCCATTTACGATTGGGGACTATGTAACTTTAACTTCTGTAGGACAACCATATTATAATTTCACCTATCAAGCTGTTACAGCAGTTAATAGAACGAGTGCATACGATGGTTATTACTCCACAAGAATTACTGTTGCTGCAAATACTTTAGGAATTGTCACGGCATTTACTGTTGCTGATGGTGATTTAAGGAAGTCCATAAAAATATCCACATTTGGATCTGGATCTGGAACACTACAATCTCAACAAGTTCAAATTGCTGGAGACGCATAAAATGAAACTCATTACAGAAGAAGTACAACAGGTCAAATTCATCACAGAAGGAAAAGGTGTTGAAAAGAAAATGTTTATTGAGGGAGTTTTCCTTCAGGGAGACATTTGCAATCGTAACGGCAGAATGTATCCTATGCAAACTCTTGCTCGTGAAGTAAGAAGATACAATGAGGCATTTGTCGCCAAAGGTCGTGCTCTTGGAGAACTTGGTCATCCCGATGGTCCTACCGTCAATCTTGATCGTGTTTCTCACAAAATTGTTTCCCTCGAACAAAAAGGAAGCAATTTTGTCGGTAAGGCACAACTTCTCGAAACACCAATGGGTAAGATTGCAAAATCTCTCATTAGTGAAGGTGTTTGTCTTGGTGTTTCTTCTCGTGGTGTTGGATCATTAAAAATGACCAATGAAGGTCATAAAATTGTCGGTGAAGATTTTATGCTTGCAACTGCAGCAGATATTGTTGCAGATCCCTCTGCTCCTGATGCTTTTGTATCAGGAATTATGGAAGGTAAAGAGTGGGTTTGGGAAGGAGGAATTCTTCGTGAACAACTTGCTTCTAAAACTCAAAGAAGAATTAACACTTTAGTTGATCAAAAAATATTAGATGAGCATAAGGTTAATCTATTCCAAGATTTCTTAGCAAATCTTTAATTTATAAATAAATATAGATTACAACACAATCAAACAAATGTCCGTTGGTAGCAATTTACAAGAAATGGAAAACGTAGTAACCAAAGGCGCTGCTAAAGCTGAACCAATGCCAAAGTTGTCCACTGGAATTGCTCCTGGGCAAACTGGAAGTTGGGAAGACTTAGGTGGTCCTACAACAGATAACTATCGTCCCGATGACGATTCAGCAAAACTCAAAGATCCTGCTGTTACTCTTGCACAAGTTAAAGATGTAGTTAATGCTAAGGCTGCTAAAGCTGATGCAATGAAGAAAATGGCAGAAGAGTCTGAGGAAGATGAAGAGAACCTCATTGCCGAGGAGGAAGTTTCCGAAGCAATGGAAGAAGATGAGGATGAAGAGGAAGAAACCCCCAAGAAAAAGAAAAAGGGTGGAAAGGAAGAAGCAGAAGATGATGACGAAGATGAAATGAAGGAAGAGTTTGATATCGAAGAAGATGTCAATGCCCTTCTTGCTGGTGAGGATCTTTCTGAGGAATTCCAAGAGAAAGCACGTACCATCTTTGAGGCTGCAATCAGATCTAAGGTTGCAGAAATCAAAGAAGAACTGCAAGCAGCATATGAAGTTGCACTTGTAGAGGAAGTTCAAGAAATCAAAGCAGAACTTGTAGAGAGAGTTGATGCTTATCTTGAGTATGCTGCTGATGAGTGGGTTGATGAAAATGCACTCACAATTGAGCACGGTCTTAAGACTGAGATGACCGAATCATTCCTCCAAGGAATGAGAGGTCTTTTTGAAGATCATTATGTAACAATCCCTGAAGAAAGATATGATGTAATCGAGAGTATGGTAGATAAACTTGATGAAATGGAGACAAAACTCAACGAGCAAATTGAAAAAAATGTTGCTCTGAATAGAAGATTAGCCGAGTCAGTTACCGATGTAATTTTTGCTGAGGTTTCTGAGGGTCTTGCACTTTCTCAAAAGGACAAACTCGCTGCTCTTTCCGAAAATGTTGGGTTTGATGGTGAAGATAACTATCGTGAGAAACTGGTAACTCTGAGAGAATCTTATTTCCCAATCAGAACAACTGGTACTCAAAGAACCGTTTCTGAAAATCTTTCTGAAGAAATTGATTACGGCAACAACGTAATTGTTGAAGGCGTAATGGGCAGATATCTTCAGACGCTTCAGAGAGTTTCTAAAAAGTGATTTTTTAATTATAAAAATCAAACTAACAAACAACACTTTAAAGAGGAAAAACAAATGCAAGGGTTCAATGCAGAACATTTGCAGGAGAAATGGGCACCAATCCTTGACTATCAAGGAATGGATACGATCAGAGATTCTCATCGTAGAATGGTTACCGCAGTTCTCCTGGAAAACCAAGAAAGAGCACTCCGCGAAGAGCGTGAGTTCCTTTCAGAAACACCAATCACAAACTCAACTACCAGCAACTCTGGTAACGCCGGTTTCAGTGGTTCGGCATCTTCACCAGCAGCTGGTTTTGATCCAGTTCTAATTTCATTGATCAGACGTTCAATGCCCAACTTGGTCGCTTATGACCTAGCTGGCGTTCAACCAATGAACGGTCCTACTGGACTTATCTTCGCAATGCGTTCACGTTACAAGTCACAGACTGGTACTGAAGCATTCTTCAACGAAGCAGATACAGCATTCTCTGGTCAAAGCGCAGGATTAAACCAAACCAGTGGATTCGTTAACGGAGCTGTTGGTCTTGGTACTACTGCTCAGCAAGGCACCAACCCAAGTCTTCTTAACCCACAAGGTTCACAGGCATACAACACCTACAGCGTAGGCGAAGGTATGAGAACCGACGAGGCTGAATTCCTTGGTGGTGACACTGGCGCATTCAACGAAATGGCATTCTCAATCGAGAAAGTCACCGTTACTGCAAAGTCACGTGCTCTGAAAGCTGAGTATTCACTTGAGCTCGCTCAAGACCTTAAGGCAATCCACGGTCTGAATGCTGAAGCGGAATTGGCAAACATTCTCTCAACAGAGATTCTTGCTGAAATCAACCGCGAAGTTATTCGTAGCATCTATAAGGTTGCTGAGTCTGGTGCTCAGACTAACGTTGCTACTGCCGGTACTTTTGACCTTGACGTTGATTCCAATGGTCGTTGGTCAGTTGAGAAGTTCAAGGGACTTATCTTCCAAATCGAGCGCGATGCTAACGCAATCGCACAAAGAACTCGTAGAGGAAAGGGTAATATGATCCTCTGTTCTGCTGACGTTGCTTCGGCACTCACCATGGCAGGTGTTCTTGATTACACCCCAGCACTCAACGCTAATTTTAATGTTGATGACACTGGCAACACCTTCGCTGGTGTTCTTCAAGGCAAGTATAAGGTCTATATTGACCCATATGCGGCGAACGTTTCCA